GGTGTGACCATTCTGAGAAACAATTACTAAGGAGAAGAGATGGAAAAGACTCTTATTATCCTGCGTGGTGTGTCTGGTGCTGGTAAGTCAACAGTGGCAGATATGCTCGCAGAGGGTTTGTGGCCTGTCTGTGAAGCAGATAAATTCCACTATACGGAAGATGGTGTTTATGACTGGAAACCTGAGAATATTCAGGCGGCACACACATGGTGCCAGTCAGAAGTTAAGGACATGATGGGTTGGAATTTCCGTAGGATCATCGTGTCTAACACCTCTACCAGTGAAAAAGAACTGAAACCATACCTCGACCTCGCAGCCGAGAATGGGTATCGCGTCATTAGCTTGGTGGTAGAGAACCGTCATGGCAATGATTCTATTCACAGCGTTCCGCAGGAAACCCGTGATGCTCAAGAGCGTCGTCTGCGTAACTCATTGAAATTACAGTGAGGAATAATGAACAAAGAAAACATGCAGTGTGTTGAGTTCGAAAATTGGTGGAACTCTCTCGCCCACCCGTGGGAAGAACCCGCTGCGAAAACAGCAGCATGGCAGGCTTGGCAGTTCGCTAACTATCGTGTTGCAAGTAAAATTTGCTACATGAAAGGTATTGATGAGCGTTGCCAAGGCCATAATGGGGCAATGAGGGCTATTAGCGAGGTGGTTAATCCATGAGGCGTTTATATGTAATTAGTGGTGCTGGTTTCTCTGCTGAGAGCGGTGTTCGTACATTCCGTACTGACACCGACTCCGGTAAGGCCTTGTGGGATGAGTATGACCTTGAAGAGGTCTGCAACATTCATGCCTTTCGTGGTAATTTTTACCATAAGACGCACACCTTTTATAACAAGCGTCGTGCAGAACTGCAAACTGTGCATCCTAATGCTGCACATATGCGTGTGGCAGAGTGGTATAAAAACTATCCGAACCAGGTTATTAACTTGACAACTAACGTTGATGATCTATTGGAACGTGCAGGTGTTCCTAAAGAAGATACGCTTTATATTCATGGTTATCTGAAAGAGTTGGTGATTGAGACTGAGGCGGGGTCACCTAAAAAGGTCATTGATGTTGGGTATGAACAGATTGACCCGGATGATTATGGTTGGTGTAAGCCTAACGTTATCTTTTTTGGTGAAACTGCGCCTGCATACGGTCAGTTATACTCAACCTTGGACAGCTTGACATCTGAGGATATGGTGATTGTGGTTGGATGTTCAAACACAGTGATCAACTTCAACTGGGAACTTTTCCCTGCTGTCATGAGAGGAACAAAGGTGGTGGTTGTTAACCCCGGTGTTCGCTATGATGAGCAGTTGATGTATGAAGACGCTGGTGTTATCGTCTATCGAACAGGCGCTGTTGATGCTTTCAGCAACCCAGGTTTAATCAAGATGGTTGAAGACCACCTTGAAGGAAAAACGCCTTTACAGAAAAAGGAGAAATAATGCAGCAAGTTAACTCAACACTTTACGCACTGAACAAAGACGGTTCTTTCCAGTGTTGGAAGGTGTTTATTGTAGGTGATCAGGTAGTTGTGGAGTTCGGTAAGGTTGGTGGTAAGAAGCAACAGAAGGTTACAACCTGCGAACCTAAGAACGTTGGTCGCTCTAATGAAACCACCGCAGAACAGCAGGCATGGGTTGAGGCTGTTTCTAAGTGGGAGAAACAGGTTCGCCTTGGGTATCGTGACGATACAAGCAAGCTTGTTGAGGAAGAAAACTTCTCGCCCATGCTGGCACACGATGCTATCAAGCGATCTTCAGCTATCGTCTATCCTGCCTATGTGCAGCCAAAGCTCGACGGTGTTCGTGCTCTTGTCACGCTTGACAAGGACGGTATCCCGGTGTTTAATAGCCGTGGTAACAAGACATATCCTGTACAGGGTGCTCTGTTACAGCAAGTTAAAGAACTTGCAGAGTATTCCGGGTTTGACAAGTTCGACGGTGAGCTGTATATTCATGGCCTGAGTCTACAGAAGATTGTTGCTCTCGCTAAGAAGTGGCGTACACCTGAGCAGATTGAAGCTGAGATCGAAAAAGATTATCAAGCAGATATCAAGCGTTACAACAAGGCGGTTGCAGCAGGGGAACACCTCTGGAAAGACTTTGACGGTAACGTGTGGGCTGTTTCAACGTATAAACCTGTGAAGGATGTTGATCGTTATAGCGGTTATTCGAGTCTTGACCTTGAGTATCATATCTTTGATATTCCAGTGAATGCACACAGTCCTTGGCACTCTCAGGATCATGATCAAACCCGTATGGCTGATCTTAATGCTGTGGCTGAAGCTGTAGAATGTGAGATTGATGTTCCTAAGATTGCTATCGTTCATGGCGAGTTCGTGAAAGACGAAGCATCTGTGAAACGCTTTATCGGTTATTACATGGAAGCCGGGTTTGAGGGTGTTATCATCCGAAACTTCAAAGGTAAATATGAGTTCGGGCAGCGATCCACTGATCTCCAGAAATGGAAGCTGTTCCAGGACGGTGAGGCCAAAGTCCTTGATTCTGTAGAGGACAAAAATGGTGAAGGTGTTCTGCTTTGCGAAGAACAGGACGGAACACGATTCAACTGTAAAATGAAAGGCACACACGCAGAACGTTCTCAGGCGAAGATGTTGCTGTTGGTTGGTGGTTTCATCAACTTTACATTCCAGTCGCGTACTGATGATGGTGTACCTCAGTTCCCAGTGGGGCAGAGTGTACGTGAACTTAACACATTAACATGGGAGCCAATCTACTAATGGGATTCTATAGTCGTAAACCTCAAGAGGTTGAAGCACACGTATTCAATGGGTCTAGCACCGGGGTTGGTCAAGTGACCAAGTGGATCGAGACCGGGGTATGGAAAGATTCTGAGATCCATACACGGGATATCCGAAATATGGACGTTAACGGCGTTCAGGCGTTTCCAGGCGATTACATTGTAAAGGTGGGCGATCAGTTCACAGCAATGTCTCCACAGGCTTTTAGCGACCTTTACGAAGCGGTTAGCGATGAAGATCGCCTGCCGGGTGATTACAAGGCGAAAAATGTCGTGATGGGCGATAAGGTAGAGATGTGGGGTAAAGATTATGTCGTTAAGGGTCACAAAATCAGTGGCGACGATATCATTCTCACTCTCGATGATGGTTCTAACATCCAGCTTCGCGGTGAAGCAACCGTGAAGGTAACAGAGGTACGTGCATAATGATCTGGTATTGGCTGGCGCTCTTTGGGGCAACACTGGTAACCGGGGGCGGTATTTATATCGCCTACCGTTTCCGGAAAGACAAGCTTGACGATTTCATTGACTGGATTCAGGGAAAGGTGAAACGTCTGCTGATTTGGGCTGTTGTGTTGGGCCTGGTAACGCTGGCCCTTACCAAACCGTTGTGGAACACTATGACCTGTCAGTTCGACGGCATGGCCTACAAGGTTAACACTTCTTATTCTTGGTACAAGAATGGGACATATGGCGACAAATGCCTGTTCGTAGCTAAGAACGGCGCTCTTTTGCCATTAAGAATTATTCGTGACCAACCGGAAGGTGATCACGCAACAGATGTAATTAATTAAGGAGAATCAATGAGTAAGGTTTACGAAACACTTTTAGCGATGACAAAACCATCAGACCTGTGCGCATATGCGGAGCATGTTATTGAATGGAACCATGTTGCATATCGTGCTCGGAACAATGTAGCAACACCATTCGATCTGCAATGGGGTTTTATTCGCGAAGAATTCAACGAGCTTGTTGATGCACTCCGTGTTGGAGACCGCATTGAAACTGTTGATGCTGCCTGTGACCTCTTTGTTGTGGCCTCATATGCTTGCCAGTTGAAAAGCCCTGAGTACCTACGTGAGGCTTGCACACCTTCACCAACATTAACGTTTACCATTGGTGATCTTGAACACAACCTGTATGGCAACATGCAAGATCCTGTTTATGTACTGAAGCTGGTGACTGCATTGTGCTATCGTCTTGATATTAATCTTGACTACAACATGCAGCAGGTTTTACACTCTAACGATACGAAGTATCCGTATCTTCAGGATGTTCTTGCCCTATGGCCTGATAAAGAGCATAATGAAGCTCTTCGTCTGGAGTGCAAAGCAATTGAGGACAGGTCTAATGGTCGTTACTCTGGCGTTAGATGCCATAAGGTGTATAATGCCAAAGACCCTGGCTCGACAGATCCGCGCCTTGTGTTCTTCGACAACAATGGCAAGATCATGAAGCCAAGCACTTTCGAAAGTCCGAAAATTATTGCTTGACAATGAATAAGGGGTCTGTATAATGACCCCTATCAAGACAGAGAGGAGAAATAAGTGAACGAAGATGTTGAAAAGGTCTTTAGTGACCTCCGTGAACTGGCAAAGCGCTTGAATGTTAAAATCAGCATTGACCAAAACTCGGTGTCTCCATTGCCGCGTAGAAAATACGTGATTCGCTTCACCATGAAGCGTCGTTGGGGTGGCGAGAAGAAGTACGCCTATGAGTGTACGCTTGGAACACTGGATGCGTATATTGCTCAGATTGAGCGTTCTGGTGGAAAGATTGTCGGCATTGATTAAAAGTGTTTGACAAAAAGAATTAAGTAGTTATACTGAACAGACTAACAAACAGAGGAGAAACAAAACTATGCCACGTATGCCTAAAATCAAAGTAGAACTGAAAAACACCCTGCCTTCTGATCCAGCAGAGCGTGATCGCCTGAAGAAAGTGATTCAGGAAGGTGTTGATGCGAAGATCGCCCAGAAAGATGCGGCGAGCCAGTTCAAGGACATCGTTGCGGTAGAAAAGGACAGCCAC